CGCATGGTCGCCTACACCGGTGGTCCGATGCGCGTGGCTGGCTGGCGATACCCCGTGATCATCGATCTGGCTGGCCTGTCAGTCCCATCGCAGGCCAGGCCGATCCGTTTCGGACACGATCCACTTTCGGGTGTTGGACACACTGATGCGATCCGAGTCGAAGGTGGCCAATTGATCGCCACCGGAATTGTCTCTCGCGATACACCGGCAGCCCGGGAAGTCGTGGTGAGTTCCAAGAACGGATTCCCTTGGCAAGCCTCGGTCGGCGCTGGCGTGGATGAATACGAGTTCGTCAAGGAAGGGCAAAAGGTCACCGTCAACGGAACGCAGTACAGCGGTCCTGTGAATGTCGTCCGGAAGTCCTCTCTTGGAGAAATCAGTTTCGTAGACCTTGGTGCCGACGGAGCAACCAGCGCGAGCGTCGCTGCCCAGGCATCTGCAACCCCTGGAGAACCAGACATGCTTGATTCGCAAACCCAAACCCAAGACGATCCCAACGCAGCTCCTGTTGCACCGGTCGCTCCCAATCCGGCAACACCCGAACCTGTAACCACGCAGCCGGAAGTCACCGCGGCCATCGAAGCAATGCGGAGTGCTCATGCGACCGAACTGGATCGAATCGCAGGGATTCGTCGCATTTACAACGGTGCACTCCCAAGCTTGGAGGCTCGTGCGATCCGCGAAGGTTGGAACCTGGAAAAGGCCGAGCTCGAAAAGATCCGAGCCACGCGCCCTGCTGTTCCTGCCATCCATGTGCAAAACAACACGATCAACGCTTCGGTTCTCGAGGCGGCTTGCTTCATGGCAGCCAACCTTTCGAACGTCGAGGAAGTCGCCGACGCGCAATCGCTTGAGTTGGCATCCAGACGGTTCCGAGGTGGGATCGGCTTGCAAGAGCTGATTCTCGAAGCCGCCTGGGCGAATGGATACTCCGGACGCAACTTCCGCGATCACCGCGCCGTGATGCGAGCCGCCTTCGGTAACTCTATCGAAGCAAGTTCCGTGAGCAACATCGACATCGGTGGGATTCTCTCGAACGTAGCCAACAAGTTTCTCTTGGATGGGTTCTACAGCGTCGAGCGGGTCTGGAGAAACATCTGTGCGGTTCGAAATGTTTCGGACTTCAAGACCGTTACCAGCTACCGGCTAATCGGTAAGGATCAATACGAATTGGTCGCACCAGGGGGTGAGCTTAAGCACGGCAACCTTGGGAACGAAAGTTACTCCAACCGAGCTGACACCTACGGCTTGATGATGGCCGTCGACAGACGCGACATCATCAACGACGATCTTGGCGCGATCACGACCGTTCCGAGGAAACTCGGTCGAGGATCAGGCTTGAAGATCAACGATGTGTTCTGGGCGATTTTCCTCAACAACTCCTCATTCTTCACGGTAGGAAACAAGAACTTCCTTTCGGGGACCGACACGGTGCTCTCGATCGATGGTCTGACCAAGGCTGAAGTCGCCTACTACGACCTGGTTGATTCCGACGGCAAGCCGATCGGAACTATGCCTGCCATCATGCTCGTTCCGACCGCATTGTCGGCGATGGGCTCGCAGCTCTACAAGTCGGTGGAGATGCGTGACGGAACCGCCAATGCTCGTGTTCCGATCACCAACCCGCACGTGGGCAAGTTCCGCGTGGAGGTCAGCCGGTACCTAGCCAACGCCCTTTACACCGGCAACTCATCGAAGGCCTGGTACCTGATCACCGACCCGAACGATCTACCACTGATCGAAGTCGCGTTCCTCAACGGCCAAGAAGCGCCGACGATCGAAACCGCAGAGGCGGACTTCAATGTCCTCGGTGTTCAGATGCGAGGTTACCACGACTTCGGTTGTGCGTTGCAAGATCCACGCGCGGCAATCAAGTGCAAGGGTGAGGCATAAGCCTCGCTCGGCACATTGTTCATTTCATCATCCGGTCTACCAGTTGAGGTTTAGCAAATCATGCCACAGGCAACATTCATCCAGGAAGGTCATTACATCGACCATACCCCCGTGGGCGCACTTGCCTCTGGGGACGTGGTCGTTCAAGGGGATCTTGTCGGAGTTACGGTCCGTCCACTAGCAGGGGGCGAACTTGGCTCGCTCGCGGTCGATGGAGTCTTCGACTTCAACAAGAACACCGGAGTGGCCTTTACCGTCGGGACCATCCTTTACTGGGACGACACCAATAACATCGCGACGACGACCTCCGCTGGTAATAAGTCGATCGGCAAAGCTGTGCGAGCTGCAGCGTCAGCGGACACCACGGTTCGCATTCGCCTGAGTCAGTAACGCAGGACTTGCTTAGCGTTTCAACATCAATTTCCGCTTCATTTTCATCGCAGGGATCACTATGAAAAGCAACTGTTTGGCTCTGGTGTTTATGGTTGCTGCCACCCTTGGCAGCGTAGTCTTCGCCCAAGATCGGATCTGCCCTGATGGCCATTGTCCGATTTTACAAACCGCCCCCAGTACGATCGTTCTGGATCCGCTGAAAGAAAGCCTGACCTTCGAGACGTCGCGATCGGGGTTTAGGACTCAGGCTCAGAGTCTTGATCGTTTTGATCAGGTCATTCGAGCAACGGTCCGAGTAACGGTGAGCAACGTGTGCGGGAGCGGTACCGTCGTTGGCCGTACGGCCGAAGGCAATGCAATCGTCCTTACCAATGCCCATGTGGCTGGCACCAAGCGTGGTCGTGTGGTCAACGTCGAGCGATGGAACACGAATGGAGCGAGCGAACGAGGAACTGCAGCGATCATCGCTTCGGGGTACGGTCGTGGCACCAGCGTGGACTTTGCTCTTCTAAAGTGCAGCGGAGACTTCGCCAAAGATGTCGATCCAATTCCTCTAGCCGATCGTTACCCGAGCGACCAATCGTCGGTGACGACCTTCGGAAGCCCTCGGTGTGAGTGGCCAAGCCTGCAGGTTCTACGGCTCAATCGCAAGGAGGGACAAATCCTCTCGTGGAAACCCGAAGCCATCGGAGGTCGCAGCGGTTCGAGCATCATCGACTATACCGACGAGGGACCACGCGTGGTGGGGCTTCTTACCTGGGCCGGAGGCGGTGAAGGCTTGGGTCAATCGACTCCGTTTCTTCTGAGTGCGATGCGAGGCAAGCTTCCTGCAACCCTCGAAGGACTTCCTGCGGGTGCTCGCGAAGTGAGCTGCCAAGTCGAGGAAAGTCAGGAAATCGTCCAGGTTCCATCGACGATCTACGGAGAGCCGATGCAGGTCCCACTCGGGCTTCTAGCCAAGTCAGATACCCAGGACGATCTGATCGATTCGATCGTCGATCGACCAAAACTAAGACCTGCACCCAAAAATCCTGAAGACTCCGGCATCATCACTGATCGAATTACCGATCGAATTAAAGAGCAATATATGTGGAGCACATCTACCTTAGTTGCAACGTCGGCAGGTTCGAGCATCGCGATTCTCTTAGCGCTCCAGTATGGCTTGCCGGTTGTCCTTCAAGCGATCCGAAATGCCAGGAAGCAGCGTGGAAACGCAGTGCTCGACGAGGAGCAATTCAAGAAGCTGATGGATCAGTATCAAAACCTGCTCAAGCTTTTGGAACAAAACAATCAGCCCCCAACGAACAAATCGTAAGGGGGCGAACGATGGTCGATCTACTTCGCGCTGGCCAGCAGTGGCTTGCAAGCAAGCTCAAATCGCATGCATCTAGCCCGGTGGTTTATGTGCGAGGTGCAAACCAAGCGAGCGTCTCGGCCACGATCGGCCGGACGCTGATGAAACTTGATGACGGTTACGGTGGGATCCGGATGCAATGGACCGATCGTGACTTTCTCATCGCTCCCTCAGATTTGATTATCGCCGGATCGGCAATCACCCCCGAGCGTGGTGACACGATCCTCGAGACCGTTGGCACCAAAGTCTATACCTATGAAGTAAACGCTCCAGGGGGAGAACCTGCCTGGCGCTGGTCGGATCCTCATCGCAGCCTGTATCGAATCCACACCAAGGAAATCGGAATCGCCTGATGCCCGCAAATATCGTCGCGATCGCAGATGCAATCACCGCAGAGCTAAACGGCAATAGCTTCAGCCAGCCGTTTACCGCTCAGCGGCTGTATTTGCCCATCTACGACCTAAAGTCAATGTCGGATTTGAAGGTATCGGTCGTACCCAAAGGGCTTAGCACTTCCTCGCTAGATCGCACCAGAGACAACTTCGATTACCAGATCGATGTCGGGATCCAAAAGAAAACCAAAAACGAGATCGCAACCATCGATGCCCTGATCCTCTTGGTGGAACAGATCAGTGACTATTTCCGAGCAAATCCACTGGCAAGTTACCCAGGTGCTCGGTTCATCAGCGTCGAGAACAGCCAGATTTACGCGCCAGACCATCTGGAAACCATGATGCAATTCACAAGCGTCGTAACCCTAACCTATCGTCTCTGGAGATAACCGATGACCACAGGTGATGTTGGACCTTATCGGTTGCAGTTTACCAGCTCTCGAGGTGTCACTCGCGACATCCCGGGTCTGGACGATAGCGACGATATGTTCAAGGTAAAGTCGATCCAGAAGAAGTTCCGGGATTCCTGGACTCGGACACTCACGGAGCTTTGGGACCTGACTACCGGCTTGGGCTCTAATGCTAGCGTCTCTGGTGGTGTTCTAACGATCAACTCAGGGATAACGGCCGGAGGTTTCGCAGAGCTGCTTTCGAAGGAAACGTTCACGATTCCATTCAGAGCCATGATCGCGGTGCAGTCCGGAGGGACTCGGCAAGCCAACAACCACCACATTATTGAAGCCGTATCGGTCGACCCGGTCACCGGGATTCCCGATGGAAAGCACAGTCTTAGCATGGACATCGGGGGTGCTGCCAACACGACTGTGACCAATATGGTCTACAGCGTCCAAAATGGCGGATTGGTTCCCATCGCATCGGCAGCCTCCGTCATCCTGTCGACAGCAACCTATTCGATTCTCGAGCTCGAACCGTTTTCAGACGAGTGCTATTTCCACTCGCGCGTGATGGATTCGACCGGTGGACGCTCGAACTCGTATGTGCGGCATCAGCAGATTCCAGACCCAACAGCAGTCTATAAGATCCGCATCCGCTCGATGAACCACCAAGCGTTCAGGGCAGTATCCAACGCAGTTGCTGGTCCTGGCAATGTCATTCGACTTACCTCCACTGCGCACGGTTACACCGGAACCCCAACGATCTGGGTCGAATACCTAAACGGTGTCACTAATAACGGAGCGGCCTTGCGTGGTAACTACTTGGCGACAGTCATCGATGCAAACACGATTGATCTGACCGGAACGATCTTCTCTGGTGCCTATGTCACTGGTTCTGGACAGATCGCACTTGCTGCAGCACCCGCAGCGATTTCCTTCCAATCCCAGTTCATCAATTGCCAGGATTACGCAGAACTTACCGCTGAAATCACCGCCGGCCGAGGCCA